TTAAATACTGCAATTGGAAAAGGGGATGATTTATTCCCATTAGGTGCATTTAGTAATACTAAAGTAACTAATAAGGATTTAGGTGATATACCTACTAAGCTTGATAGAGCATTAGACGCTGTTAAGAATGACGAAATATATGACATTGATGTTATTCCAGAAGCTGGACTAGGAACTATCTGGGCAATGGCAAAAGCCAGAGGCATCGGATCCGGTAGCCCGCTATACTACGATGAGTTTTATTACCATGGAACAGTAAGAAACGCAGTTGACGGATTAAGAACCTCTAATGCTATCGGTTCGGGAAATTCAACAACTTTAAGAAACAACTATAATACAATCTTTGATAAGTTTGAAACGTTTGTCAAGCCACCATACTTAGGAGGTTCTAGAGGTGACGCAATATTCATTGCTGACACATTTAGACAAATCGTTGCTATCGGTAATGGTGATACGAAAGTATTGGATAATAAAGACAGAAACTTCCAGACAGATATTTTCTGGCCAATGAAACATCAGTTTGAATTACAAAACACTTCATATGCTGCAGTATATGGCAACTGGGCTCAAATATATGATCAAGGATTGGGGCAGCTCGTATGGGTTCCATTCTCTGGGTTTGCCGGATCGATAATGGCTAGGAGTGATGCTGCTACGTTCCCATGGTTTGCACCAGCTGGATTTAACAGAGGGCTTCTTACAACCGCTACCGACATTGCTATTAATCCAAATCAGAAGCAAAGAGATGAGCTGTATAAGTCAGCTATTAACCCAGTAGCGTTCTTCCCATCACAGGGTAATGTAGTATTCGGTCAGAAGACATTACTGAAAAAGCCGAGTGCATTTGATAGAATTAATGTTAGAAGNTTGTTCTTAGCACTNGAGAGACCTACTAAGAAAGCCGCTCAATTCTTTGTATTTGAACCTAACACAGAGTTTACAAGAACAAGACTGGTCAACGTCTTAACACCGCTCTTTGAGCGTGCTAAACAAAACCAAGGTGTTTACGACTACTTGATTGTTTGTGATGAAAGAAACAATACCCCTCAAGTAATTGATGAGAATAAGTTAAGGGTAGATATTTACCTCAAGCCTGTTAGAACAGCAGAGTTTATCTTAATAACATTCTACGCAACTAGGACAGATGCAAACTTCCAAGAAATAGTTGATGGACCTGCTCTTTTACACGAGGGTAGAAGAGTTAAGTAATAAATAATAATATGGCAACTACAATTCAAAACTTTTTTGCAGCAGCAGCTGATAAACAATTCTCGAGAGATTTTCTCTTTAGGGTGCAAGATATTACTTTAGGTTCTACAGGACTTAACCTTGCAGGGGGAGATGACTTGATTTATGCAAGATCAGCTGCACTCCCGGGGCGTACAATAGAAAATAAAGAAGTCAGCTACATGGGCCTTACCTTTAATATCCCAGGTAGAGCTACTTATGCTAACGCAGCTGGTTATACTATTGAGTTTTATGCCGATGCGACTAATAAAATAAGAGATAAATTAGAAAAAGCTTCAAGAGCTACTTTTAATGATGAAACTAGTAAAGGTGAGTATGGTATGCCTGGTCCACAAGATTCGATGACTCTAACTCTACTTGATAAGCAACTCATTACAAAGAAAACTATTAAGCTGGTTGGTGCCTCTATAAGAGACATAGGTGATATGTCTTATATGATTGCAGACGGTACAGGTGAAGTTGTTACTTTTCCGGTTACTTTTTCTTATCACTTCTATCAAGACTTCTCAAAAGAAGACGACCGCCGAGGCGATTAAACAGTTTCACTAATAAATATTATTAGTGCCTATAACCAACACAGAAACGTTTTTAGATAAGTTTTCACAAGATAACGGCTATTATCTCTCTCTTCCTTTTTTATGGTCTGTTGAAATGCCCGGGCTTCGCGGATTAATAAGTGCTATAAATGACGCTACATCTAAAGTACAAAATCAAGGATCATGGAGAGCTGGTAGCAATTCGGCATCCTCCTGGGGCGCCGGTAATATATTAGCGGCAAGACAGGTAACAATACCACCGGAACAGTCTACCTTTTTAGAGGTGGGACAGCAAAGCAGAGGTGGTTTTATGCCAGGTTATGGATTACAACAAAGAGAGAGCTTTCTATCGAGGAACCTGGCTATCAATTTTATTGAAACTATCGACGATATAGTGCATAAATTTTTTACTCCGTGGGCCGTTGCGTTGGGTATTAACGGGCTAACAGATTTCAAGCTTAAAACTACCATAAAGGTTAAGCAATATGATAACCAGCTACGAGTCCGTAAAGGTTATAAATTTATCGAGGCCTTTCCAACCATGGTAGAAGGGTTTACTGTTACACAAGAACCTGAAGCGGTGTTTCCGGAAAAGTCTGTTACCTTTTGTTTTACGGATTTTGTGCCTGACGATTGAGGATATCAATTAGTTGAGTAAGTAATAATATGCATATTACACACGTCCTTCCAAATGGGAAAGAGGTACGTCTTAAAGAGATACTCTTTAAAGATATACGCACATTTAATTTTTATGAGAATACATCTATTCAAGGACGAATAGAATTTTTACAGTCTTTTATATTAACAAAAGGTCTTAATATATTAGAACAGTTTTATGCTTTAATATATTTGAGGCTCCATTGTATTGGTAATGAGATCATAATGACTTCTGATAAAGGGGATGTTGGAGTGAGCTTAGACTTTCTTAAAAAAAATATAGGAGGTATACCTGATATATTAACTAGTGTTGATATCGACGGTGCAGAGTATACTCTAGACTTCCCCTTTCATTTTAACACTGGAAACAACGATTTTATATTATCTTTAATAAAAACCATTCGAATAGGAACAGAAACACTCCACGTTAGTGACTTATCTAAAAAGGAGCAAGAAGAAGTAGTTGAGCGGCTCCCAGAACAATTATACAAGATTATTGACCAGTACTTAGTTGATTGTGAGGAATTTTTTAATTTGACATTACTTGAGAACCGAGAAGGTTTGGATATACAACCTATAAAATTTAATATGATACATCCTACCTTCGCACAATTTATAGTCTCTATGTTTAAATGTGTAACTACGGAAGGGTACAGAGAATTACTATTTACTTTATCTAAAAGAATAAACGATATTTCCTTTCTAGCTAATAGTACGTATTTAGAAGTTTATGATTATTTTGAGATGTATACAAGAGAAATTGAAGAGCAGAACGCACAACAGGGTGGATAAATAAAATACCTCATTAAATATGGTTATGGGTAAGAATAAGAGTGTATCTGGATTTTTAGAAAAGCTAGGAAAATTAAATGACGATAAATTAAAAGTTTTTCTGCCGTCAATTAAAAAGAGTATTGATACAACACCCCTTACGCTCAAACAGCAAAAAGATTTAATTTCTTCAGCGTTAGATGGAGTAAAAGGTGCTTTGTATTTTAACAAAACGTTAAATAATATCATTATTAATAACACAGGGAATCATGATTTAAAAATTTATGATAAATTCCCCTTTATAATGCATATGAGAAAACACTCACTAGGTGATATGGTAAAGGTAGATAAAGAATTAGTTAGTTTAAGTAAAGCAATTAAAAATTTAAAGACTATACCATTTAAAATTAAAGAAGATCATCAAGTTGAATTAAAAAATCTAAAAGTATTTTTGAAAATCCCGACCCTTGCTGAAGAAAATGTAATACTATCTAAAGGCGAGCAAGATGTAGATGTTAAAGAAGATTCATCTAGAGAAGGGCTAGGGATGTTATACATGTTAGAGATAATTAAGTATATCGATAAGCTTGTAATAGATGAAGAGGAAATCGAGTTTACTAAAATTAAAATCAACGATAGAATAAAGTTAATTGAAGAGTTGCCTCTAACAATGTATAAAGGCATTTCGGAATATATTGAAGATATTAATATATATCTTAACGATATACTAACTGTTGATGACTCTATTATTCCTATAGATGTGCGGTTTTTCGATACCACAGATATTGATTAAATATCTATGTGGCAGAGCAGAAAGCAGTACAAACAGAATCCATAATGCACTTAATACGTGCGCGGGATGAAGCCTTTGGGCAACTCGCAGACACAGACTTAGCAAAAAGTAAATTCTCGCGTGATATAATACCATCACAAGCTTCTGCATTACCCGGTATGAAAAAACCGCAATCGTCTGCGCAGGTGGGAGCTGTAGAAAGAAATAAATTAATGAACGAAACTCGCATTGTCGCGAGTGTACTTTCTAAAATGTTTCCGTGGATGTACCAAAAACCTGCTGATGTTAAGGGGGAAACTAAAGTGCTCAAAAAAGCTGAACAACAACATAATTTAGCTAAGGAAAATATAAAAGTAGCAAAAAGTAGCAAAAGTAGGTTAGGTAAAATTATTGGGGCATTAGTCGCTGGCTTCACGTTATGGGCAATATTTAAAGATAAAATAATAGAGCTTTGGAATAAATACAGCGGTAGTCTATGGGACGGATTAAAATGGGTCGGTGGTAAGATATGGGAGGGATTACAATGGNTCGGTGGTAAGATATGGGAGGGANTACAATGGNTGTGGGGTAAGATAATGGGTGGATTAACAGGGCTTGGTGATAACGTATGGGACGGGTTAAAATGGGTCGGTGGTAAGATATGGGAGGGATTACAATGGGTGTGGGGTAAGATAATGGGTGGATTAACAGGGCTTGGTGGTAAGATATGGGATGGATTAACAGGGCTTGGTGGTAGCATATGGGATGGATTAACAGGGCTTGGTGGTAGCATATGGGATGGATTACAATGGCTCGGTGGATGGGTGGCTGAGAAATTGAGCGGCTTGGGCGGTGAGATATGGGATGGTTTAACAGGGCTCGGTAATAAGATATGGGAGGGGTTACAATGGCTATGGAATACCCTTATATGGCCTATACTAGAACCCGTTTTTACATGGGTAGGTAACAAAATAGAGTGGGGTTGGAATCTTATTAGTGGGGTTGTTAAGAACCTTTGGAACAATTTCCAAGCAGGTGTAAGTGCCGTGTTTACATTTTTAGGTGGAAAGCTTGACGATGTAGTTAATGCGATTGTTGCTCTTCCAGGTGCCATGGCAGGTGCTGCTGTAGAGAAGACTGCGCGAGAGACCGCAGAACTGGGTACGAAGGTCGCTGGCGCGCCGGCTCGAGGGGCCGCGTGGCTCTTCGACAATACCGTAGGTCACCTTCCTAAGGTATGGGGTGGGGATAAAACCGGCGTCGGTGGGTGGATGGACAAGCAGGTACAAAAGATTGGTGGTGAAGACTATGGTGAAATGGTTAAGAAAAGGGTAAAGAAATCGGTGGATAGAGCGAGCGCGCGCGGTCCGGGGGCGGCCGAAACAGCAGCGCAAGATGCAATGGCTAAAATAGGCTTTAACAAAGAATTTGTGAAAATAGTTCCGGAAATCGACGCTGGTATATCACTACAAGATGCGATANAAGAAACAAAGGTCCGGGTTGCTGATTTAGGCGAGAAGGCCAAGGAANAGGCNAAGATTATGGCAGAAGCCGGGATGTTGAGGGTGGAACAGATAAAGGACACAATAAAAGACACAAATACAACGAAAATTATTGAGGGAAT